ACCTTTTGAACCTCCACCTTTTGAACCTCCACCAAATCCACCAGATCCAGCAAAAAGCATTCCTGCAATTATTACAGTGTTTAAAAATGTATTCAGAGTGCTTGATAACTGATCAAACTGGTTTTCTCCTCTCTTACCAAAAAGATTTTTTACAAGTCCTCTTGTTGCATCATATGCTTTGTATCCTATATCAATAAAAGTCACCAACCCATTTAAAAATTTTCCTCCAATATCAATAATAAAATCTGCAGCATTTCCTAAAAATTTAAGAATAGGCATTATTTTTGGAAGATGCTCAATCAATCTTACTGCAAAATACCCAAGAATAATATTACCAATAAAGTTTTTAATCCAATCCAAAATGCCCATTCTTGGGGCAGCAGGAAGTTTGACTTTACCACCACTCTCTACATTTGGTTTTGTTTCTAACTTTGTCTCTATATCTTCTTTTCTTTTTCTACTTGTTGCTTTCTTTTTATCATCAAGTTGTTTTTTGTCTAGTGCAAGTGAACCCTTAAGAATATCTTCTATTTTAATAACGTTTATTTTAATACCCTCTATACTTTTAATTGATTTTTTTGATAAAACAATATTAGCAGACCCACCACCAATCATCCTTTCTTGCTGTGCCTTTTGCATTACAAGTCTTCCTGATGATTTATTTAAAAGTTTATCTGTGTTGATTGTCATCTATTTTATTTCCTATGCACACCAAGAGTTGTTTGTTTTGCATTACCACCCGGACCTTGAGCACTGAAACTTGGAGTGCTTGTAGATGCACCACTTCCTGGTCTATTTCTTTTTTGAGGTGCTGGTGGAGCATAAACTACTTTTGGTTTTGGATTTACTGGTGGTTTTATTACTCCCCCTCTTACATTTTTTGGTTTTGATCTTGGAATTTGAGCTTTTGTATTTTCGTCTTTTGGTTTTCCAGACATTCCCAATAAACCACCAAGCAATGTTTTACTTCCAGCGAGACCCATTTCTTCTTCGGCAGTTCTTTTGCCACCAAGAATCATATCAACATCACCTTTTCCTTTAAAAGGATTTAATTGATGTGCAGCTTGAAGTCTTTCTTTAAATGGAACACTTCTTCCAAACATTTTATCTCTAATTAGTTCTCCTGTATCAAGATCTTTATCAACTATTTTACCAGTCTTAGGATCTTTTACTTTTTTCTTAAGGGAATCAAAATTATACTTATCTTCTACTCTATACCCACCACCCATTTCTTTACTTCTTTTATTAGCCCAAAATTGACCAAGAATGTTTTTAGCATTCTCAGCAGCAGGACTCATATTTCCTTTTGAGTCTGCATAATCTGTATATTGAACTCTTACACCACCTGCATCTAATTTTTTTAAGAAACTTCGTTGAATTGCTAATGCCTCTCTACCCTTTGGAGTTTTTGATGCTCCAGAATCCTCAAGTTCTTTAATCTTTGTTTCTGCCTTTTCTTTCTCAACACCAGTTCTCAACTTTGCTCTTTCAATTGCTTTTTGTAATTCTGCTTTAGAATCTTTACCCAAATTCATTTCACTTACCGGTCCATCAAATCCACCTAACATTTGTTTAGCATATATTGAACCAGCATCTAGATAAGTTGATGCTCCCGGTCCTGTTAATTTTTGTCCAATTTCTTCAAAAAATCCTGGAGTTCCTGGTTTTGATGATGATGGTTTTGAATCTTTTATTCCCATTATTCTTTTTACAGCACCAAGTGGGTCAGTTAATAAAGATCCTGTTGATGTCGAACCTCTAGGTCTAGAAGAAGATGGTTTTGAATCTTTTATTCCCATTATTCTTTTTGCAGCACCAAGTGGGTCAGTTAGTAAAGATCCTGTTGATGTCGAACCTCTAGGTCTAGAAGAAGATGGATCAGCACCACTTTGTCCTCCTCTACTGCCAGAAGATTGACCGTCACTGCCACCACCAAGAGTTAAGGATAAATTTTTAATAGCATTAAGTAAATCCCCGCCCTTTTCTTTACCCCCAGTTGTAATAGCACTGCCATAATTGTTCAAGGATGTTACTAATTTATCTCTTTTTTCTAAAATTGTATCCCTAACTTTTTCTTTTTCATCTCCAATCATTCCACCACCCTTAGCATAAGTGGTTCCACTTATTATTTTTGGTTTATTTGTTCCTCCTCCAGCAGCATTCATTCCCTCAAGAGTATCCACACCATATTTTTGCACTGCTCCTGTAGACATCACAAACTCACCATCACTCAACATTGCAGGAACTTTATCTACACCTTTCTCACCACTCACAAACCCATTTACCATTTCTTGAGGTTTTCCAGAACCCAATGCACCACCAAGCAGCATACCAAGAGGTCCCAACATAGCACCCATTCCGGCACCACCCATCATACCTTTAAAGTTTAACCCACCACCAGAGAACCCATAAGATTTTGTTTGACCTGTTTTTAATGTTGAAAGTTGTTCGTCAATTTCTGACCCCTCACCCTGCATTTTTTGGAGGGGGTTGAGATTTGCTTTTTGTTGCTCTAATGCTTTGATTTTATCTTCTGTTGAACCTGGTTTTGATTTAGTTTTTTTCTCTTGTTCGTCAACTGTTCCGGGGAACATAGCAGGTACTGTAGCTCCTGCAGTAAGTAATCCGACAGCAAGTGCTGCTTTTGGATTTCTTGCTATTAGTTTTAACAACTGAGGTATAAGAACCTTACCAATTTTGAAAATAAATCCTCCTATCATTTTAGTTAGACCTAAAGTAAGCCTACCAAAGGATGTGCCAAATAAAACAAAAGCAGTCAGTATAGCGGGTCCAAAATCTTTGAGAAATCTACTAATTGATTTTACTTTATCAGCATTTTTAGGATCACCAAACCATTCTAATAGTTTATAGACAACTCTTCCAAGAAAAACTGTTACGAAGAAATCAATTATTCTATCCAGAATACCTTTGACTGGTGCTATAACTTTTTCTGCAGCAGACTTTAATCCTTCAAATCTCTTTTCTAAATTACCTTCTGCAACTCCTCTTTTTTCTTGCTCTGCTTTTCTTCTATCAAAAGCAGCACTATTATCAAGTGCTTTTTTTCTACCTGCTAATATTGCTGCAATAGAAGATACTGATACAGAAATCTTTGTGATACTATCTTCTACATTTGAAGTAGAACTTCCTGGTAGTTTCGCACCAATATTTTCTCCACTTATTCTACTACTTTGACTCTTTAATATATTTTTAAGAATGGTTATTTTTCTAGAATTATTATTAACGATCTTTTCTATACTAACAACTGATGTAGCAAGTTGTCTTACATTACCAATAAGACTTACAAATGTTTTTTGTACGTTGAGAATACTTTTAGAAACATCAACAGATCCCCCCTTCTTAAAACTTTCAGCAGAGATTAAAGTTTTTTTGAGTTGTGAATCTAGACTTTTTAAATCGTTAGAATCGGGCATTGCTCATCTGTTGAGTATCTCAGTTTAATTATTTATGGGGGATGGACAGAACAAGAAGTGGCCACACCGAGTGATTTGTGGTGAATATGGTGTTATTATATAGAGGTAAACAAACAAATCTATGAAAGGACTTCTTAATTTTTATCTTGCTTCATCTCTTTCAATAACAACTGTAGCAACTGGTGCTTGTTTTGTTTGGTATGTGCAGGAATATAATGCTGCATACAAGTATTATAAAATTGTACCAGAAACCTCTCAAATTCATCGCACTAACGCACTTTGGTTGGGTTTGTGGGGTGGGATCTATGGTCTTACTGGTGTAGTAAGTGCAATTGGTTTATCTCAAGGAATTAAAAAAAACTAATGAAAACTTTTATTCTCTCCATACTTCTTGTTCCATTTCTTCTTTATGGTGGAACAATAGTTTTGTTTGCAACACTACAACACGTAAAAGTAGAATTACCAACACCAAATTGAGGGTCATTAAGACCCTCTTTTTTTATGCGTCAATATTAGAATCTGGTATTGCTTATTTGTTGTTTTTGTTTTAACTCTTCCTCTTCAAGATGCTGCTGAAGTAATCCAACATAAACATCTCTTTCCCAGGGAATCATATTTTCAATTTCCCATAATGAATATTTATGATACTGTATCAAAGAAAAATTTAAACGAAAATAATTCTCAAGGTCCATATGGACCATTCCTATGCGAAAAAACTTGCTAACCCTTCTAAAATAACTTCACTTTCAACTTCTGTTTTTGGATTTTTTATTTTAAGAGTATGAGAGAGTTTAGGCATAGTATCAAAGAACTTCTCAATGTCTTTGAATTGGGAAGAGTTCATTGAGTCTAAAAATTCAGTAACTTCTTTTTTTGTTACATCAGCAGTAGACCAAACTTCATTTGCAGTGTAAATCTTATCAATACAAGATGCAATAAGATCAAAGGATTGATCCATAGCATTTCCACCCTCAAAATCAAAATTGTTCTTAATGAATTGGTCCAGTGATGGATACTTCATCTCCATCATAACTGAATCATCAATCTTAATTTTTTTCTCGTGAGTTTCGTTTTTCTGAACCTTAATATCATCAAGGTTTATTTTTACAGGAACTTGAGTTTCCCCATCATCAGGGCAAATAATATTAACTTCTATTTCTTCTCCAACAGACTTACCACGAATATTAAGAAACAAAAATTCAATATCAAAAGTAGGAAGTGCTTCTACTTTAATATTTTTAGTTATGATGCAATTTTTAATTACTGTTTTGATTGCAGTTGTAATTTGCTTTGTATCTTCACTCTCAAGAGCAATAACTAAAAGTTTTTCTTCTTTAACTAGAAATGGTCTGTATTGAATAGTCTCTTCAGTTGAGGGCAATTCAAGTTGATATGTTGGGGTAGCAATTTTTGGTAAAGGCATAATGTCCTATAATAACTTCAGGTATTGTTATTTAGATTAGAATATTGGAGGTATACTTGAACTTGTGCCGAATTGAGCATTCTGTAATGCCAGTGCTTCTGTAGTTAAAATATCTTGTGCTTCAATTGCATCCAATTGTGCTCCTGTAAGACCACCTGCTCCTACAAGTGCTTGTGGACTATCTGCTGCTCCTTTTGGAGATCCGGATGAAGACTTTTGTGATGCCTCAGCAGATCCTTGCACCAAAACATATCTGATATAACTCATAGAAACCGTACATTTAAGTAGAGAAGAAGAATCATATGAAACCGGCATTGAATTAATGCTAATTGGGAAGGCTCTTATAAACTTATATTCTAATGTTTGTGTGTAGTCTCTTTCAAATTTTGTAACAGTTAATCCATCTGCTGTGTATCCATTTTTTCCCTCAGGATACCTAACCCTATAAAAATATTCCCTATCTTCCGATCCAGCATTTTTATCTGCTTGTTTTCCCCTACTTTCGTCTACAATATACTTCATCCAAGTTTCAAAATATCTAATTGGAAGATAATTACCAGCATCAACATAGAATGTTAAGTCAATACGATCATCATAAACTCTTCTATATGCATGTCGTTCTGTTACACCATGAAAATTATCATTAATCTCAAAGGTTGCTAAATTAGACCCAGGAAGAACTGCTTCTGAGCACATTAAATCCAACTTTCCTTGATTTAAATTAACACCATTATATTTCAAAAACGCACTAAAGTCACCACCAATTGGTTTTGGAATTGTAACAGCAAAATGAGAGGTAAGTGCAGGACGAAGTAAGTTAAGTTTAATATCTGCTATATTTTTGGGAGTGGGAGTAACACCAGCCATTTATAAATACTTTTTGATCGTATATATTATGTAGTAGAGATAATGGCTGAAAGTTTAAAGAGTGTTTATAAGCCATCCTACCCACAAAAATACATTGGCAACGTTAATAATATCATATGCAGAAGCAGTTGGGAAAGGAGATTTTGTCGGTGGTGTGATCTAAATGAAAATATAATATCTTGGGGTTCAGAAGAGTTTTGTGTTCCATATAAATCTCCAATTGATAATAAAGTTCATAGATACTACCCAGATTTTATTATTAAAGTAAAGGAACAATCTGGTGAGATCAAAACTTATGTGATTGAGGTAAAACCTAAAAAGCAAACAATGGTTCCTCAGAGGAAATCAAGAGTTACAAAATCATATCTATATGAATGTAAGACTTATGCAGTCAATCAAGCAAAGTGGAATGCTGCAGAGGAATGGTGTAAAGACCGAATGATTAACTTTATGATTATCACCGAAGATCATCTTGGTATCAAATAATGTCACAAAAAGGATTTGGTCAGTACATAGACAACTCATCCACAGCAAGAGTTAGAAAACTTAAAAAGGAAATTGCGAAGCAAGGGAGTAATGACCCAGAAGATTTAATGCTCATAATTATGGAACTTTTTACAGAAGAAGTTTTATATCCAGAACCAGGAAAGTTTTATACTTTTTTCTACAATGCAAAAACACCAAAATTAGAATATGAC